AAACCTTCCCGATCAGTGTTTTCCGCTTGTTAGGAAGCGAGGAATTGATTTTACTTACGGCCAGATCCTTCTTGGCCGCATCATCCAGATGCCTGGTATCCGGCGCATTGGCGATGTCCTGGACGATATCCAGGATTTGATTCAGCGCCACAATGATTGCCGCACGATTGGCATTCTTCTTCCAGATCATGGCGATCACCCAGGTGATCACGAGCGACAAAACGGTTACAACGAGTTCCTGATTATTGAATATAACGTCCATTCTTCACCTCACATTCGCTTAAAAATCAGGTTTAAGTGGGTAGATACCGCAGAGCTCGCGCGTTTGACCCAAATGACGCCCTGCTTGTAGGTGGGTAGTATGAAGGGCACCCCCGGAGCAATCCACGCGTAGGGTTTGTTTGTAGAAGCGTAATACAGGCTATCTGGCGAGATGGCGATAGCTCCGCTGTCGGCAATAGCCCACACCTCTACGCACCTATCCGGCAAGGTAATTTTGTGCCACAGCGTGTCTGCTGCCGGAGAATATCGATGGGCACTCCAATCGCGGAAGAATTGCATTTCCTTCTTCCTGGAATCCACGGGTAAGGTCTGCGCGCTCAGGCTCACCACCAGAATGGCGGTGAGCAGCAGGCACAGGATTATAAATCTCAGATTTCTCATGTATGCCTCCTTAGGCAATTTGGAATACTTTCACGAAGCCGTCAACGTAGGTGATACCGGGACGGACTCGGATGTACCAGTGATACTTCCAGTCGCTTCCGTGGTGCTCCACCTTCAGCTCGGCGTCGGTGCGGTAACCCAGGATGATGAACTTGGGTAGGCCGCCAATGATGTAGTCATCCGGCATCAGGCGCGGCTTCACGGGAATGCCGGCAAAGCTCACGTTTCCACCTTCCAGCAGGAAGCGATCCCCGGCATTGGTTTCACGTCTGGCCAGTTCTGCGCGAATGCGTACCAGATCTTTGTGACTGACGTAGAACTTGAAGTTCTCCTGGTCTTCCAACATCGCGTCGGTAAAAGCCAGAAGCGCGGCTTCAAACTTCTCATCCCAGTTGACGTTGGTCTCCTCATCAATGGTAGTCACCGCGCTTGCCGCGGTTGCCAATTTGATGATACCATTCAGTCCAGCCAGAGCCGGGGTAGCAGAATCGCGATCACCGCGGAAGAGCAAAAGACGGATGGCTTTCTCGGCTTTCTTGGCAATATGCTGTTCCACATACGCGCCAAAAGCCTCTTCACCATACTTATCCTTGTAAAATTCCACCACGTCCCGGCCCAGAGTGAACTCCGCGGTCAGGATTCCGGTGGCACAAGTGATGTCACGCGTGCTGACTGCTTGCGCCGCGGCAGCCTCGTCCAGGCTATTGGTAAAGACCAAATCAGCGATCAAACCACTATCGATCTTCTCGTCTTTGATCAGCGGCACAACCGTGATATCGCTCAGGGTATCACCGGGCTTGCTGCCGATCACTTCATCGATGAAGAGAGACGTGGTGTTGGGGGTGAGGATGTTCATCGCTTTGCCGCTGTCCACATCGGCGATGCCTTTGTAAATCTCGCGATGGGCAGCTTTCACCACCACCTTCGCGCCGTCGATCATCACTTCTGTGTCCCCGCCCCCCTCTTTGGGCTCGCCCTTCAGCGACTTGCTGATGGCCTTTGTGATGCTCAAGTTAAGCTCCTTGACTTCATTAGTGAACGATTTGATGAGCTCCTGAGTGGCAGAGCTTTCGTCTGCCTTTTCGAGCTCGTGGATTCTGCCCTGGAGGGTCTCCAGCACTTTGTTTGTGTCCGGGCTGGGGTTACTGCCAATGGCTTTGCGAATGCCATCCAACTGGCTCTTCAGCTCTGCCACCAATGCGCCGTTGCCGGCGGCAGTATCCTCGGCAAAACCGGCAATGGAAACGCCATTGAACTGGCCTTTCTTCACCTTCTGCCACAGATCGCTGTTCAGGTTTTCGCACTTCAGCACGGCCACCCAGCTTCCGGCTTTGGTGTTGGGGAAGTGATCTTTATCCTCTGCTTTGAGGATATAGGATTCGGCAATTACAAACTCCGGGACGGGCTGATTGTTGTGGTTGACGTCGTTCTTGCCCACCAGGCCTTTCTTAGCAAAGTGGTACGCGGCTTTCTTCACCTCTTCGGAGGTGTAAGTGTCACCCTGGGAGTCCACCACATCGGGCTCCATCACGGTTACATACAGCAGGCCCTCATTGCCCACCGTTTCACTTTTGAATTTTGCCGTGGCGCCCAGGATTTTACCCTGTTTGCCATCGGCGCTTTTGACCACTGCTCCGCGCATGTTAGCGGGCTTCATGTCGTCAAACAGCAAAGAGATGAGATCCACATCGACATTGCGAAGGTTACCCTTCTGGATGCGTCTGCGCTGTTGACGGTTGGGACTGCGATTAAAAAGCTTCATGCCTTTTCTCCTTTACTTGTTGCGGAGGCCGTCAAACAGCCTCTCATCTTGGGTTTTAAGCGTTTCTGTCAGGTCTCCGAACTCAAAGTCCGAAGCCTTAACATTCCATTTGAATTCATAGTTAAACTCATTCGCCAAAGCGAGCGCGAGACGCTCCTGTAGCGGCCGGATTACGAAGTGGTAAAACATGGCCATGTCACTGCGGTTATCACCACCAAGCTGGCCGGGAATCAATTGGGATACTATTCTTGCCGGCACCCGGTGATAAGCCAGGATGCCTTCTCTTAGGTCTTTCTTCAGGTTCAGGAAGCCACCTTCGCGATCCTGCTGCCTCAGCGGCTCCAGGCGGATTTTTACGTCTTTGTTCTCGCTTTCTATCAGCACGGTAGAGTGGGATTCGGCATTGCCTTTCACTTCAGTGAGAGCGCGCTCAATCTCGGCATAGGCATCGCTGATCACTTCGTTGCCTTCCTCATCAACAGCGCTGCCGTCGCGCAGGGTACCGCCTTCCACGATCACGAAGTAGTCGATCATCAGGCCGTTCTTGAAGTTGTTGTAATCAAAGGTCTTGATCTCGCCCAGGATCTCGATGTTGATGGCGATGGGCAGGCAAGCCAATCCCCAGGCGTTGGATCTGTGGGTGCTCTTCTTGATGTGTACGATGTCCGCATAGGCAAAGTCTTTCTTCAGATTGTTCTTCACCTGGATATAGTCAGGTTTGAAAAAGCCGGATTCATCATAGTTTTCCACTATCTGCACTTCGCTGGGCAGCATGCGCTCCAGTCCCACCCATTGCCCCATCGGACTCCGCATCTTGATCAGGAAGCCGTTACCGCAGGCGAGATAGAACTTGATCATCTCAGCCAGGATAGTGGTCTGGTCTTCACAGGCAGGGAACTCGGCAGCTTCCATCCAGGCAGCAACCTGCTTGTTCTTGGTTTCAAACTTCATCACGGTAGCCATTGAGAGCGCGTCAATGCAGCCGGAGTGGTATTCATCCAAATCCATCAGATTGAGCAGCTTTTTCATGGAATAGGGCGCCATCACGGCCTTCTTGCTCTCGGCTGCCTTGGATATAAGCTGTTTGCCCACTCTCTGGCACTTGGAGAGGTCAATGGCTTCCGGCTTATAGTTGCGCTCTATCATGTCGCTTACATCGCTGATGGCCAGCCGGTATCCGCCCATGCGCGTGATTCTCATGATCCCGCTCCAATCCCGCTTCTCAGCAAGCTGATCTTGGCAATGCGCACCATGCGCGCGCCATCGATGCGGCCGCTGTAGTATTCAATGGCGGGAAAGTCTCTGCCCATTGTGCCGAGGTACTTCTCGCGGAAATATTCTTTCAGTGTATAAAGAGCACCATCAGGATCCGCCACGTTCTGCGCGTTGACGATCAAAAACACGCTCCAGCCCAAATCCGTATCAGTAAAGCGCTTAGATGTGCCGTTCTTTCCCACTTCGCTTTCCAGTGTAACTATAGCAGCCGGAAGGCTCTTGGGAATATCGTCCTTGTTATACAGCACATTCGTGATCTCTGCCTGGTTCAAAGCCGCAGTAATAGCAGCGCGCTCGCTTGTCATTTTGCTCACAGTTTCACCTCTATGGAGTCAAGTTGTTCATATATCCATGCTTCCCGGTTTTTGATCACCGTCTCATATACGTTGCGGGCAGGAATACCCTCTCTTTTGATCTTGCCCCGGATCATATAAGCCATCTGCTCTATGGTCAGCAGCTTACCGCTCTTCTTATCCGTCCAGGCCAGCCCTTTGCGCTCCACCCACGCCTTTAGTGGCGCGATCGGAGTCCAGGATGGCACTTTGCCGCCCAATACAAACGGCTCGTGACGCACATTGGAGCCCACCCTGAGCACTAACGCGCCGGGTTGATTTTCCACCAGGTAGCCGGCATTATCATAAAAGTCGCCTTTATCGTATATCTTCTGAGCGATGATCTCGCGCCTCGCATCGGCGTCTATCATGCTGCCAATCAGGTAAACCCGGCTCTCCAGCGCGGCATAGATAGCATGGTAAATGTCGCGCATCAATTGATCCGGTTGATTGTTCATCAGATCACCCCAATCCGGAATCGTTTAGGCGCCGGAGTAAGCTCACGCATCCGCTGAAGCCCTTCCTGACTGATGTATGCGCCCAAAGCTGACAAGCCCTTCAGTTCCAAGGTGCTGGCCAGTTGATCCATTTCGTGGCCGGTCAAAAGTGCGGTAGTGCTGCTATCCAGGCCAATGCTTTTCACGATGCCTTGCCCCAACGTCTTCAGATTCAGTAGATGCGCAGTCTGGGATAGCATAAAATAGCTGTAGGCCAAGCGCAGAGCATAATAGTACTCGCTCTCAATAACCTGGCTTTCACCCTCTTCCGGCTCTTCAGGAGTGTATGTAGATGCGTCTTCCATTGCCTCATCGAGTGTGTAACGAGCCATTAAGCCCATCACCAACCCACTGTGCAGAGCCCAAAGCGGGTTATCCGCCATGTCGGCCGGAAGGTTCATCATCTGGCAAAAGTCTGCGCCGGAAACGGGTAAATAAGCCATCTTGATCTCCTTAACTCATTGTAAATCGTACATCGTAAATCACTCATTGTTGATGTCCCAAGCTTTGCTTGCCAGTAATTGCCGTCAAATCGGCCTGCCCACTCCTGCCACAGTTTATGTAATCACAAAACGATCTGCGTCTTAGTCCGGCACTTCCAATGAAACGGTGGAAATGGCGTGTGCGCCCCCTCCACTCCGGTGGGATTGCCCTCGCTGTCATAGACTATCTGGCTTTCTTTCACCCATGGGGCCAGAGCTTTGATCTGCTCCCGTGCTTCATCCAGCCCTTCCGCGTTCACATCGATGTCGTTCAGTTTATCCCGCACACTCAGCGCCACGCTCAGCGGATATATCTTGTTTTCTCCCACCAAGGCCCGGCAGATATCACTGGTGCGCTCATCCATAGGGTTCACCAGCCGGTAATACTTCGCCCCGGCTTTCTCATAGCCGGAAAGCCGCCCAAACTCCCGTATTCTGAGCGCTGTATGCTCGGCCAGGCCCTGCCAGTAATGCGCGCTCTTTGGCCCCAAATCGGCGAACTTCTCTTGCAATAAACCAGCTAATTGCTCTTTGGTAAAGCCCTGCTCCAATGCGGTTGTAAGCGCACTACGGAAGTCCTCACTGATGTCATTGCCCCAATGCTGGCCTATCCAAAAGAGGTTCTGCTTCTGGATCTGGGCGGCCAATTGCTGATCCTCAATGCCCCAAAGCCCGACGCTGATGCCCACCTTGGCACTGGCCTTCACGTCCTGGATGCCCAGGCGCAAACTTCTCTCCACATAAGCCTTGGTCTCGGCTGCTACAGCCATCATAAAGTCATCACCCAGGTTCTGATTGATCACGTCCATCAAGGCATCAATCTTCTTCTGGCTCAAGCGCTCAGCTCTCGGCATATCGGTAAGCGCCTGGATCGCAAAACGTGCCGCGTCCCGGATTTCCCGTTGCCAGGCATTATTCAGCACCTGGTAGTATTGCAGCATGAGCCGATCAAAATAGTCCATCAGATCCTCAACCTTCGCACTCGCACCCGGTTCCGGCCAATATCATATTCCGAGAATCGCTCCAAACATCCGGCCAGAGCGTCACATCCATCAACATAACCATCAGGATAGGTGAGAAACTGGCTGATTAAAGTGGGTGTATCCTGGCCGTCCGGGAACAGCACCTTAGCTGTCTCAATGACGGTCTCAGTCCTCTCAATACGAAGGTTCTTATTCTCCTTGGTATCAATGCGTTTGATTCGGTGACTGATGGGCGGTAAATGGTGATCAGTAGCCCAGCGGTCAAAATCTGCCAGGATACGTTGCTGACCGTAAGTGATTTCTTGAGCAGCCCTAAACTTCGCTCGGTAAGCGCGATCAAGCTCATGATAAGCGTCATAGAAGTAACGGAAGAACTTGGTGTTCTCCGTCTGCCGGATCCACACGTGGATCACGTAGAACCTGTCACCATCATAACCGATGGAGATGATGGCCTTGTAACAGCCCTTCTCACCCCAGGCCGGATCCGCGTATAGCCAGACCCGTTTAATCTTGGGCGCGTCCGGCAAGCTGCGGTAGCGCTTAAACCACTCATTCCTAAAGATGTTGCCTTCTATCACCGGTTTGCCCAGCATCTCACGCTGGTAACCAGTAAAGCCGTATTTGGCTTTGAGCTCGTGCAGCTTCTCGGTGGGATATTGCTCTTCCCACACAGAATTTCCCTGGGAATCTTCCAATGAATAGCGCAGAATCGCGCGCTGTGGCCCTTTTAGCGCAGCTTGGTATCCCAAGTCCAAATCGGGATTACCGGCCTTAATTTCGCCCTTTATGAGCTCTTCAAACTGGCATATAGCATAATTTGGGTGAACCAGGTTCCCCAGCCAGATCACCTTGCCCGGCTCTCCTGGATCCAAAGCCCCGGCCAGCTCCTGGGTGATCTTGTCCAGTTTGCGCCTGCCAATCGTGCGGCTGCCCATGTTCTCTTCTTTGTCTATGTCGTCACAGACGATCAGCCCCGGCCGCTTCGCTGTCTTGGGATTGATGGTTCCCCTGTGGCTTTGCTTAATTGATCTGGCCCGGATCCTGGCCTTATTCTTCAGGTAGAAATCTTCCTTCTCGGTATCCACCGGCTGAAGCTCCGGCCAATCACAGATCAGCCTTCGATTGTTCTGGAGTTCATGCAGGGTAAAGGCAGAGCGCTCCACAGCCAGATCAATGTCAGCAGCAGTGTGAATCACATAGCGCTCCCCTTTGATGATCTTCCATAGCGGATAGACAACACCCATTAGCACAGTTTTGCCCAAGCCCCGGAATCCCGTGATGGCGGTAACGCCACAAAGAGCCTCCGTCTCCTCGAACATCTCCCGGTGCATCAGGCCGAAGGGCTTGGTGAAGATATGCGGGAAGTAAGTCTCACAAAAATAGCTGAAGGCCTCCCAGCCATGGGAATCCACCCGCGCCATGCGGTACACCTTCGCGGCAGGAGTATCCCCGCTAAATGGAATCACATGCGGAGTTTTGGCCGCAATTTCCTGTAATGCCTTGTTTTGACGCTGGATGAATTTAGCCATCTGTTACCCCTACTCCAGTGGCGTCCTGATCAAGGCATTGCATAATGTCTTGGATGGTTCCAATGTCTATCCCAGAAGCATCCAGCGCGCTGCTGATCTCCGCCTCACTGCTGCCCTTTGGTACTTCCAGGCTGTCATACTCATAGCCATCTTCTGTTTGGGATACATTCCAGACCAGGATTAAATTCCGGCCGTATGCCATGCTTCCGGGCTGTAATGGCGTTTCGCTTGTGCTTCTCATCTTGTCCTCACGTAAAAGTATAGTATCTCTTGTTTTTGATTATTGTGGTGCTGAAGGGGATTTCACTGTGGTACTTTTCTATTTGCTCAATCAAAACAGTGGAACCAGTGAAGATAACTCTTTTCACTCCATCAATCTGCACCTCAAGGTGCAGACATTTAGCTTCTTTAAACTTGCTCTGCACGATCTTGTGGCCGGTGACCACCAGGGCAATATTGATGGCGTCATCCAGGCGCATTTTATCACCCTCAAGCGGTTTTATCTCATCACAGAAGTCACTAAAGCTCTTCATTTAAGCCTCTTAATCAAAGGGTTACTAACCCCCAACTCCGCTGCTGCATCACTAATTGCGGCCTTAACCCCGCTATCAACGTGTTTCTTTATCAGATTTAGGCTGTTAGCTGGCTTTAGCCAACCGTAATAGCTCATGATACTGCTGATTGCTTTCTGGCCTGTAATGCGTCTTTCCCTAATGAGCATTGCCTGCTTTTTGAACCTGGCAGAGATAGATTTTCTGACCAACGTATAGCCAGGGAAGAAGCGATAACCAAGGAAGTCTATACCCCTGCTTTTCACTGGGAATACTTGCCAATTGCTCTTCAGCTCAAGACGCAGCTCATCTCTAAGGTATTCTGCTATTTCTGAGCGTAGTAGGTGGAGTCTGCGCTTATCCTTATGCAAGAAAATCATGTCGTCACTATACCGAAAGTAGTGCTTTATTCTTTTGGTCTCCTTGATCCAATGATCGAATCTACTCATGTAAATATTGGCAAAATGCTGTGATAGATAGTTCCCAATTGGTATTCCGGAATCCGTGCTATCAATGATGCCATCCAGGAGTTCAATGGTTCTGTTGCACTTGATCTTATGCCGAACTATGCTCTTTAGAATTTCATGGTCTACAGAGGGATAAAACTTTCTGATATCGATCTTAAGGCAATATAGATCAGGATCCTGACGTAATATGCTCTTCAACTTTTTGGCTGCCTTGTGGATACCCCTACCTTTGATACATGCATAAGTATCAGCTACAAGGGAACGCACCCAGATATCTCCAATTACCTGGAGAATTGCATGGTGAACCACTCTATCCGGAAAGTATGGCAAGCGATATATCTCTCTTAGTTTATTCCCACACTGACGAGTAAATACGTCATATTTCCCAGTTGAATAGGTTCTCTGCCTAAGCTGTGTTTGCAGGTGCAGGATGTGGCTCTGAACGTCCTTTTCCACGTCCCGCACCTCCTTATACCACTCTTTCCCTTTTTTTGCGTTCTGGTGAGCCAGGATAAGGTTATCAATACTTGTTATCCGATCAAACAGCAGCCCATAGCGCTTCATGCCACCCTCTGCTTATTTGCGCCCGGAGCTTTCGCTTTCGCTACCAGCACCTTAGGGCTTGCTTTGTGTTTCACCAAGTGGTGAGGTCGTGTACATACAGTATTGGAAAATAAGCTTAGCTGCCTGCCGATATTCGTATTCGCATTCGTAACGCCGTTATTCGCATTCACGTAGAACGCCCCAGTGTTACCACCGTTATTCGCATTACCGCTAACTGCCACGACACGCATTGTACACAACCCTAAATTTTTCATAAGCAGAGCCGCCCGCCGAAATACGCATTCGCAGCCGAAACGCCGCTAGCCGCACGCACGCAGAACGCCCCAGAGCCACCACCGTTAATCGCACTACCGCCGAC